GCAGTACAAGCAGAATATAAAAATTATCTCGAAGCTCCATATGTAATAACTTTAGATTTTAAAGGATGGGACGACAACGGAAATTATGTATCTAAACCAAATTTGCGCAGAATTTTCCCAATTAAGTTGGTTAAAATAGACTTTAGTGTTACAGAAGGAGGTAGTGTTTATAGTGTACGAGCCATACCGTGGCATGAGCAAGGGTTATCAGACCAAGTGCAAACAACTAAAACTGACATTACTATAACAGGTACTACTGTAGCAGAACTTTTACAAAGTGGTGCAAAAAGTTTAATGTCTTCATTTAACGAATATGAACAGAAAAAATTAGAAAAAAAACAAGTAGTAGCTGTAGACGAATATATTATAACATTTCCTACTGAACGAGCTACATCAAAAGAACAATTATTAGGTCAAGATACTGAAGAAGGCACAGCTACAACTAATCCTGAATTAAATTCGGGAGAAGGCGAAAAGCGTGAATTTACTGATGCAGAAAAATTAAAACTTTATCAAAGTATTTCAGGTAATGATGACAATAATGTGCCTGCTGACTTTGATACAGAGTTAAGTAAACTTCTTGGTATAGTTGTTAAGCGATCTGGAATTGGAGAAGCTGTTAGAGAAAATGCAGAAAATCCAGATAATATAAATGATATCGGAAAAGCGGAATTAATAGAGTCTTATTTAGATGGTGGCAAACAGCCGTTTGGTCGACCTAAGTTTGTTGAAGAAACAAAATCAACAGGTGGCCCGCCTAATAGAGATACTTCTATTAGTACAGGTGTTTTTAAAAGAGGTAATATTTCTATTAGTAATAAAGGACGGGACTTGACATTTAAGTCTGGTACAAAGATTCAAAACATTATTGAAGAAATAATTATCCTTAGTGATTATGGTAGAAAAATTTCTGAAGCAGTACCTGATGGTAACGGTATGATTCCGTGGTTTAAAATTGAAACTGATGTGTATGAAATTACAAATTATGAACAGATGGACATAACAGGACAGTTTCCTAAATTGTTTGTGTTTAGAGTAGTTCCATATAAAGCACATATTAATAGATACATGCCACCAACAAAGGCAAGCCCGGGTATTAAGGAATTAGAAAGGCAAGTATGTAAACAATACGACTACATTTATACTGGACAAAATGACGATATTATAGAATTTAATTTAGAATTTGATAAAGCATTTTTTACTAGTATTATGCCTTTTGGTGGTGCAAATAAAGCTGGTACAAAAACTGAAAAAGAAAATAGCCCTGGTGGACCACCTGGGCATACTGAATACACTCAACGAGCTGGCGATACTGACAACATGAGTTCTAGTGGTAATGCTACTTCAAAAGAAATATCAAAGTCGGGCGGTCGAAGCAACGGCGGCATGATGGAACGAACTAAAGAATCTATTGCACGTGATTTCAATGATGCTTTAGTAAACAGTAATGTTGATTTAGTTATTGCTAACATGACTATTTGGGGAGACCCTTATTATATTGCAGACAGTGGTATGGGTAATTATAATGCTGCAGAAACTGAAATTCTTAATATGACCGCAGATGGAACAATGGATTATCAAAGTTCTGAAGTTGATATTCTTGTAAATTTTAGAACACCGTTAGATTATAACCAAGAAGGCGGCATGGATTTTCCTGGAGGCGGAACAAAACCTGTAGGTGCGTTTAGTGGACTATACCAAGTTATATTTTGTATGACAAATATGTCAGGCGGAGTATTTAATCAACAATTAAAATTAATTAGAAGACGTAACCAGTCAGGACGTGATACACTAAGTGAATCTACAAATACAGACAATGCAATAATGAAAGAAAAAGTTGAAGAGTCAGCAGATGCAAAAACTAACCAAGGCGCAGGTACCGAACAGGCATCTAACGATCCGTACGGCGGCAACGATCAAATATAAGGAATTATAATGAGTAGTAGAAACCAAACTACAAGAACCAATCGCCCAGATTGGATGGAAACATCAGGACCTTATATAGGTAAGATTGTTAATCACCTAGACAGTGAATATATGGGTGCTATCGAAGTAGAAATTTTAAAACTTAACGAATCAGGCAATCCTGAAGGAAGCAGCGGCTATCTAATGCCGTGTTACTATGTAAGTCCGTTTTACGGTGTTACTCCACGTGAGGGCGTAAAGGCTAATCCTGGATTTGATTCTACACAAAAAAGTTACGGCATGTGGGCAATTCCACCCGATGTAGGCACTAAGGTAGTTGTGCTTGCAATGGAAGAAAGTTACGGTTTTGGATATTGGATAGGATGTGTGCAAGACAAGTATATGAATTTTATGCTGCCAGGCAGAGCTTCAACTACATATAATTCAGAAGATAAAACAAAAGCAAAACCAGTTGGCGAATATAATAAAGAATTAGAAACTGCAATAGGCAGAGATCCTACAAAATATATTAAGCCTTGTGATATGGACACCTGTGATGTTTTAGATACACAGGGATTAGATGGAGACACAACAAGAGGTACAACTACAACTAGTGCAAGGCGTGAAGTTCCTAGTATGGTATTTGGTTGGAGTACTCCGGGACCTGCAGATAGGAGACAAGGAAAGCCTACAGCATCTTACGGTGAAAATTTTGGCAGGACTCAAGTTCCTTTTAGTAGATTAGGCGGAACTACTTTTGTAATGGACGACGGCGATCCTATGCTTCTAAGAAAAACACCACCAGGTGAAGGACCACCGGAATACGGTAGTGTAGAAAAAAACGAAGCTGGTGATGCTACATTGCCTCATAATGAATTAACAAGATGGCGCACTAGAACCGGTCATCAAATTCTTATGCATAATACAGAAGATTTAATTTATATAGGTAATGCTAAAGGATCAACTTGGATTGAAATGACCTCAGCAGGAAAAATAGATATTTTTGCAAACGATAGTGTTAGCGTACATACAAAAAATGATTTAAACATTACTGCTGATAGAGACATTATAATGACTGCTGGAAGAAACATAAGTTTGAAAGCAGGAAAAGACGGGTTAATTACTGCCGGCGAAGGCACCCATATTTCTGCAAAAACTCATACAGAAACTGCCCCAGATGGAATTCATATGAACGGCCCTGCAGCAACACCTGCTTATACTCCTATGCGAACTCCGCAACATGAGCCTTGGATGGGACACGAAAATTTAAGTCCTGGAGATTTTACTTCAGCAAAAACAGCAGCTGATCCTACTTCGGGTAACACTGCTGATGCTACAGGCAATAATTTCACTGCTGCATACACTCCAGTTGCAGATACTTTTAGAAAAGGACAATAACAATGAATTACCTAGCAAAAATGTACAGCCGCAACAAGCCGGCAGTAGAGAGCTCATCTAAGGATAAGAATCCTAATCGTGTTAGTGGAGGCTTAAAGGCACAAGGCGGCGATCACTTTACTATGATTGCTGAGAATGGCTTAGAGCAGCAGATACCTACACAACGCTATGTACAGAGTTTAGAAGAGCAGTCGAGAAAACAGCGAACATCTATTACTGTATTAGAGCGTAAGATAACTCGCTGTGAAACAGCAATTGAACAGTTGAAGTCTGTAGTTAGAAACGGAGAGTAAGGTAAATATAGTATGAGCAATTTAGAAAAACAACTTTACAAACAAATTAGGGTTCCTAGTAAAAAAACTACGAGCCAAGCTATTCCGGGGTCTCGTACATATAGAGGAATTAGCACAGTTAACGAAGGCAATTCTTCTAAAGTTTTATATGACCTTGCTCTAATAAAACAAGATATTTTAAATCACTTTCATATAAGACAGGGTGAAAAATTAAGCGATCCGGAATTTGGAACTATTATTTGGGACGCACTTTTTGAACCGTTTACTGGCGATATGAAAAACGCAATAATTGAGAATGTTTCAACTATTATAAATTATGATCCAAGAATAAAAGTTAATAACGTTGTAGTTGATCAGTACGAGAGTGGCCTGCAGATAGAAGTAAATCTTACCTATCTTCCTTATAATATTTCAGAAAATATGAAATTAACATTCGATCAAAACAACGGATTTTTAAACACATAATAATATACGTACTTATCTCATTCAGCTAAATATAGTATAGAAGGAAGAGCCATGTCATCCACAGATAGACAAAACAGATTATTAGTAGCAGAGGATTGGAAACGTATATATCAGACGTATAACAACGCTGATTTTAAATCATACGACTTTGATAATCTCCGCAGAACTATGATCTCGTATTTGAGAGAGAATTATCCAGAGGACTTTAATGATTACATTGAAAGTTCAGAATACCTTGCAATAATTGATCTTATTGCATTTTTAGGACAAAACCTTGCATTTAGAATTGACTTAAATGCTAGAGAAAATTATTTAGAATTAGCTGAACGTAGAGAGTCAGTATTACGTCTTGCACGTTTGCTTTCATACAATCCTAAACGAAATATTGCTGCTAACGGTTTACTTAAAATTGAAAGCGTAAGAACTACTGAAACGCTTTTAGATAGCAATAACTTTAATTTAGAACAACAAACAATTTTGTGGAACGATCCGTCTAACCCAGACTGGAACGAGCAATTTACAAAAGTTTTAAACTCTGCATTACCAGTTAATGGAACTTTTGGCAGACCAGTCAAAAAAGAAGTTGTAAACGGAGTACCTACACAACAATACAGATTTAACAGTACAAATGCTGATGTTCCTGCATATAGCTTTTCAAAACCTGTAGACGGCTCAACAACAAGATTTGAAATTGTGTCAACAGATATTTCCGATGGTGTTATTTTAGAAGAATCGCCCTTTCCGGGAAACAACTTTGCATTTTTATATAGAGACGACGGACGTGGCCCAGCAAGTTCAAACTCGGGGTTCTTTTGTCACTTTAGACAAGGTACGTTAGATCAAGGAACATTTAACGTATCTAATCCTAGTAGTAATCAAACTGTAGCAGTTGATGCAACAAATGTAAACAACACAGATGTTTGGCTCTACAAATTAGACAGTTTTGGAAATGAAGTCGAACAGTGGACTAAAGTAGAAGCTGTTGAAGGCAACAATGTAATTTACAATAGTTTGTCAAAAAATATTAGAAATATTTTTAGTATATTAACTAGAATTGACGACAGAGTAAGTTTAATATTTTCCGATGGCGTGTTTGGCAATTTACCTCAAGGCAACTTTAGAGTTTATTATAGAACTAGTAAAAATCAAAGACTTGTTGTAGATCCTAAAGATATGCGTGGCATAAGCATAGATATACCGTATGCGTCAAGAACAGGAAAAATTGAAACTATATCAATAACCTATAGTTTACAAACTACAGTTGATAATGCAACAGTATCTGAAACTAATGCTAATATACGCCAACGTGCTCCAGCTACTTACTATACACAAAATAGATTAGTAACCGGCGAAGATTATCAAATTGGACCGTTGGGAGTAAGCCAAGAAATTATAAAAACTAAATCAGTTAATAGAACTGCAAGTGGCATTAGTAGATATTTTGATTTATTAGATGCTACTGGAAAATATAGCAAAACTAACCTGTTCGGTACAGATGGTGTGCTGTATAAAGAATTTACAACTAATAAAGAAAAATTTACATTTGTTACACAAACTGATGTTTCGGGAGTAATACTTAATAATATAACTCCGATATTATCAAGTAAGCAAATGAGAAATTATTACTTTGTAAAATTTCCAAAAACTGACACAAGTGATTTGAATATTACTTGGGTACAATCTTCTTCGGATACAAATTTAAGTACAGGCTATTTACAAAACGTAAACAGCATTAAACAGTTATTGGGAACATTTACAACTAGCATTTTAAAACTAATACGTCCCGGCACAAGTTTGAAATTTAATGCACCTGCAGGCAAACATTTTATGCCTGACGGTACTTTAATGGACGGCGAAGCAACTCATTTAAATTCAAGATCTTACAAATGGGTTAAAGTAATAAGTGTATCAGGAAACGGAACCGAAGTGAGTGCAACAGGAACAGGTCCTGTTACGTTTAATGATATTATTCCTAGCACTGCAAAACTAGTTGAAATTAAACCATTCTTAGCTAAAAATTTACAAACGGATGTGCAAGCACAACTTACTGATCAAATTTTTGCTTATAAGACATTTGGTTTAAGATTTGATATTAATTTAGGTCAATGGCGTATAATTACAGAAACTAATTTAAACGTTACTGGAGCATTTAATACAGGTAAAACTGGTGACAATACTAATCAACAATTAGATGCAAGTTGGTTGTTAAAGTTTACAAATGACGGCGAAACATATACTGTTGAATCAAAAGGCAGTAGATATGTGTTTGAAAGCGATCAAGAAATAAGATTCTATTTTGATAGTAGTGACAAAATATACAACAGCCTTACAGGAAAAATAGTTAAAGATAAAATTGGTGTATTAAACAATAATAATAAACCTGATAGTGTTAATAGTTTCACAGTTGACATGGATTGGGAAATTACAAAAGAATATCGAGACGTTGAAGGATATGTAAACAGTAAAAAAGTTGAAGTTACATTCTTTGATGAAGACGACGATGGAGTAGTTGACGATCCTGAAATTTTTGATGTTATTGTTGATGAAGACATTAACCCATTAACCAAATACGTGTTTCAGAAAAAACTTGTTACAACTGACGGTGTCGAAGATTATAATTATGTAGACAATGCAGTTGAAGGCATTCTTATAAAACTAAACGAAGATACAGTAGGTGCGCTAAGTGCTTATAATAATAATCAAATTTTTTACTTAACTAACACAGAAGTTTTTAAGAAATACGATTCGTCTTTGGGAACACTAACATTAATAACAGATTATAAAGCACATATAGGCAGAGATAAACTTAAATTTCAATATGTACATGCTGCTGACGATAACACTCGAATTGATCCTAGTTCAAGTAATATAATTGATACGTATTTGCTTACTAGAACATATGATACAAGTTATAGAAAATATCTAGACGGTACAACAATAACAAAACCGTTAACGCCGTCTAGTGATAGTTTATTCCAATCATACGGAGCTGAAATTAATAAAATAAAATCATTAAGTGACGAAGTTATATATCATCCTGTAAAATATAAAGTTTTATTTGGAGCCAATGCTACTTTAGATTTACAATCATCTTTTAAAATTGTAAAGAATCCAGAGTTAGTATTAAATGATAACGATATTAAATCAAGAGTAATTAGTGCAATCAATGAATTTTTTGCATTAGAAAATTGGGAGTTTGGCGATATCTTCTATTTCTCAGAACTTTCGACATATGTAATGAATCAATTATCACCTGACGTAGTAACATTCTTAATTGTTCCTGCGCAAGTATCACAATCTTTTGGTTCGTTATACGAAATTAAATCAGAATTAGATGAAATTTTTATAAGCGGAGCAACTGTTGATAATTTAGAAATAATAGATGCTATAACAGCAACTAAAATTAGTGCATCAGGAACTGTTGTAACAAGTTCTATAACAGCAAACACAGGCATTACAAGTTCAAGTAGTTCAAATACAGGGATTACAAGTTCAAGTAGTTCAAACAATAGCAGTAGCGGAGGTAGTAGTTACTAATGGCATACGACAAAGATCAAATGGAGCCAGCACTTCCAGGTGGCGATGATAGCATTAGAAGAAAAAGCGAAAATCACTTACCTAGATATTTCAGAACTTCACACAACTCTAAATTTTTATCTAGCACACTTGACCAGTTAATACAACCGGGAGTAGCAGAAAAGTTAAACGGCTATCTTGGACGTAAAGTTAGTAAAGCATTTAAGCCTACAGATAATTATATTGGAGCAGTTACTAGCAGTAGAGAACAATATCAACTTGAGCCTGCGGCAGTTATTAAAGATAACTTAGGTAATGTTACCTATTATAAAGACTATAATGATTATATAAACACTGTAAGTAATCTTGGCGGAAGTGTAACAGATCATAGTAGACTAAACACTCAAGAAACATATGCTTGGAACCCGCATATTGATTGGGACAAGTTTACAAATTATAGAGAATACTATTGGCTACCTAATGGTCCTGACCTAGTGACAGTTATAGGACAAACAAAAGATGTTATTAGTACATACACTGTTGCCTTAGGACAAAATGTTGATAATGTAACATATGTATTTTCACCCGACGGTCTAACAAATAATCCAACGTTGAAACTATATAGAGGCCAGACTTATAGATTTGAAATTGACACACCAAATCATCCTATGGCGTTTGCAACAAAGAAAAGTTTCACACCTGGCGAAGCAGTAGTTATTGAAACTACAGATGGTGTTCGTAGTTCAGGCGTATTTGATGTTGTCTTGTATGATCAAGACGGTACAGCATATGATGCTGGCGGGTTTATTATAGATCCTGTAACTCAAGCACAGGCAGTTGGAAGTGTAAGTTTTGGAGATGCAACTAATACTAGTTTAATATATGATACTGGTATTTCTAAGGTTGACGCTGACGGTAACGCACTTGCTACAGTCTATATTGAAAAAGGTATCATAGAATTTACAATACCGGATACTGCTCCAGATGCATTATATTACATTTCAAAAAATGATCCTAATGTAGCAGGATATATGCAGATCTTTGACATTGAAGATAATACTGCTATTAATGTCGAAGCAGACATTTTAGGTAAAAAAACTTATACTACTAGTAACGGGTTTGCCTTGTCAAATGGCATGAAAGTAGAGTTTGCTGGAGAAGTTACGCCTGTAAAATATGCCTCTAATGAATGGTATGTTGAAGGTGTTGGCGACAAAATAAAATTAGTGCGCCAATCAGATCTAACAGTTAGTGGGTCATTTACTGACGATATTTCTGTACCCTTTGACGCCCAAGGATTTGACTTTTATCCATTTAGTGATGCAATAGGATATCCTACTAAAAAAGATTATATAGTTATTAACCGTGCAAGTTTAGATGGAAATCTATGGAGTAGATACAATAGATGGTTCCATAAATCTGTTGTCGAAACAAGTAATACGTTAAGCAATAATCCGTCAACAATACTAGAAGACTCTAGAGCAAAAAGACCAATTATTGAATTTAATCAGGGTTTAAAATTATTTAATTTTGGAACAAAGTCTAAAACAGATGTTGATTTAGTAGATACCTTTACAACAGATATATTTTCTACTATTGAAGGTAGTGCAGGATACAATGTTGACGGAGTGAATCTTACTAACGGAATGCGTGTATTATTCACAGCAGATACAGATGACTTAGTAAGTGGAAAGATTTACAAAGTAAGTTTTATTACTTTTAGGAACAACATCCAAATATCATTAGTTGAAGAAACAGACACTCCTCCAGTTACTAATGAAAACGTTTTTGTAAAATTTGGCACAGTTAATGGCGGAAAGTTTTTTAGTTATAACGGAACTACGTGGACAGTAAGTCAACAAAAAACTTCAATTAATCAACAACCGTTATTTGACATGTACGATGCTAAAGGAAATGCGTTTAGTAATACAACTAACTATAATTCAACAACGTTTGCTGGTAATAAGATATTTGCATATAAAGTTGGTACAGGAACTAATGATGCAGAATTAGGATTTCCGCTTTCGTATAGAAATATAACAAATACTGGTGATATAACATTTGACTTTGCATTAACTGGTAATACATTTACATACCAAGTCGGTACTGTACTTTATACATCTAAAACAGAAACAGGGTTCTTAAGAAAGTATTCTACAATTGATACTTTTGAATATACGAATGGATGGCTCAAAACAGCTAAACTAAGTAACCAGCCTGTAATCAGACAATACATATACGATAATACAACTGATAACTTCTATATAGACGTTTATAATAATGTTGATTACATTACTAACTTGTGGTTAACAGTTTACTTAAACAACAAACTGCAATTCAAAGATGTTGACTACACTGTTGCGCAAGACGTAAACGGAGTTTCATATATTACATTTGCAAATAGTCTTACTACAGATGATGTAATTGTTTTAAAAACAAAAAGTAAATATCCTAAGAACAAAAATGGATATTATGAAATAGCTAAAAACTTAGAGCGCAATCCGCTTAACGATGATATTACGGAATTTACTCTAGGTGAAGTTAATGATCACGTATCTACAATAGTTGAAGAAATTAATAATTTTTCAGGAGTATTTCCTGGACCAAGTAACTTGCGTGATATAGGAAATTTATCAGCTAACGGCAAAAAGTTTTTAAAACATAGTGGTCCTATAAATTTAGCAATGTATCATTTAGTTGACCCTCAAGCAAACATTGTAAAATCAATGCGTTATGCTAGAAGAGAATACGGCAAGTTTAAAAGACAATTTTTAGAAACTGCAAACACCTTAGGCTTTGAAGGTCCAGTTAAAGAACACGTAGATAATATATTAAAAGAAATGAACAAAGATAAAACGTCTAGTATGCCGTTTTACTTTAGTGACATGATTCCACAAGGCGGTTCTGTAAAAACTACCCATGCTGTATTAGATTCAGATGAAAGATATTTTCCATTAAGTGCAACATTTTCAATGTCGGTGCTTAGTAGAAAAGCAGTACAGATATACTTAAATGGAACACAATTAACTCACGGTAAAGATTATACATTTAACTCAGAAGGATTTGCTGATGTAACTGCAACAAAGGCAGTCGGCGATGCAATTGATGTATACGAGTATGATAGTACTAATGCAAGTTTTGCTCCACCTACTCCTACAAAGCTAGGATTATATCCAGCATATCATCCTCAAATTTATACAGATAATACTCCGGTAGTTCCTGTAACAGTAATTGAAGGTCACGACGGTAGTAAATTTGTTGGGTATGACGACTTTAGAGACAATTTATTATTAGAATTAGAATTAAGAATTTATAATAATATTAAGATTTCTTATGATACTAATATTTTTGACATACATAATTTTTTACCAGGCAAAGATAGAGACACTGGATTTACACGACAAGAAATAAATTCTTCAATGACAGCTGATTTCTTACAATGGAATCAATTAGTTGACGGAGATTATGTTTCAAATTCTGGCTTTGATAGAAATAACGCATTTACGTTTAATTATTCTAGCACACGGTATAAAAATGGTACACAGAATTTACCAGGTCATTGGCGCCAGACTTATATGTATGCGTTTGATACTGATCGCCCACACACCCATCCTTGGGAAATGCTAGGCTTTACAATTAAACCAACTTGGTGGGAAACAACATACGGACCTGCGCCATACACCCGCAATAATAAAGTGTTGTGGCAAGATTTAGAGCAAGGCATAGTTAGAGAACCTAAAAAGTCAATTGTAGTGCGCTCTAAGTATATACGTCCTGGTTTACAAACTACTATTCCTACAGATGACGGCGGAAACCTTTTAAGTCCAAACGCATCGGGTATTTTAGATAATTTTAATTCTGAATATGTTACAGATAACTGGGTAGTTGGAGACGGTGGCCCAGTTGAGTCGGGGTGGAGACGTAGCAGCGAATATCCGTTTAGCTTAATAACAGCTCATATACAAAATCAACCAAATGCAATTTTTGCTGCAGGATTTGATAGGTCTAGACAAAAAAGAAACTTAGCAAATCAAATTGTGTACGGTGATTCAGGCGTTTCAATTAAACTTAGTAATATTGTATTTCCAAATACAATCGATGATACTTCACAGATTTTTACTAGTGGACTTATAAATTATATTTCAAATTATTTAAGTAGTAACACTGCTGCTTCGTATACAAAATATAAACAGAATTTGGTTGCAATTAAAAATCAAATAGGTAGTAAAATTGCAGGATACACTGATAAAGAAAAATTTAGATTAATACTTGACTCTCGCACACCTACTAATGAAGGCAATGTCTTTATACCCAAAGAAAATTACAATTTAATTCTAAACACTAGTAGCCCTATACAAACTGTTAGTTATAGTGGTGTAATGATCGAAAAACAAGCCGAAGGGTATGTTATAAGAGGTTATGATAACTTTGTACCTAATTTTAAATATTATAAAAGAATAGTACGAACAAATGATCCTATAATAAATGTTGGCGGCATATCAGAATCGTTTGTTAATTTTGATAGTGACAAAACATACTCTGTAGGACAAATAATAAAAACTGGCGAGTCGTTCCTGAGAGTAACAACAACTCATATTAGTAGTACAAATATAGATGCTAGTAAATTTGCAACTATTCCTGAACTTCCGTTAATTGGCGGAGCAGTTGCTTCAATGCCACGAGTGTTTGAAGATACATTAAGTACTTTAAATTATGGCGACAAATTATCTACGTTACAAGATGTTGTTGACTTTTTATACGGCTACGGAAAATATCTAACAGACCAAGGATTTGCTTTTGAAGAACGCATCGAAGGGTCAAACGAAGTAGCGAACTGGCCAACAAGTGCAAAACAGTTTATGTTCTGGACTACACAAAATTGGGCAGCAGGAACTTTAATAACTATATCTCCTGGTGCAAAAAAATTAAAACTACAGTCTAGTTATAGTGTTGTTGATAACATATATGATACTTTTTACGGATATAGTATTTTAAAAGGTGACGGGAAAAAATTAAACAGCGAGTATATACGTATTGCAAAAGGTGTAGAAAACGAATGTACTGTAACTGTTGTTAATTCAGCAGACGGCATTTTTGCTGCAAGATTCCCATTAGTTCAAAAAGAACATGTATTACTTTTAGATAATAAAACAGTGTTTAATGATGTAATTTATGATCCAGCTCCTGGTTATAGACAAGAACGAATTAAAGTATTAGGTTATCGTACTGATAACTGGAACGGCAGTTTAAATATTCCTGGCTTTATATATGATAATGCAAATGCTGTTGAGTGGGAAGCCTGGTCAGATTATACTATTGGCGATCTAGTTAAGTACAAAGAGTTTTATTATAGTGCAGATAAGAAAATTACAGGCACGCAATTATTTAATGCAGATGATTGGAATAGATTAGATAAAAAGCCAGAAGCTGGCTTGCTAACAAACTTTGATTACAAAATTAATCAGTTTGCAGACTTTTATGATTTAGATAGTGACAATTTTGATACAGAGCAACAACGATTAGCACAGCATTTAATTGGATATCAGAAACGAACTTACTTAGAAAATATTATTAATGACGATGTAAGTCAATATAAATTTTATCAAGGGTTTATTTTAGATAAAGGTTCTAAAAACTCTCTTACTAAATTATTTGATGCTCTTGCTAGTGCTGATCAAGAAAGTTTAGAATTCTTCGAAGAGTGGGCAATTAAAGACGGTCAGTATGGAGCAAGTGAAGGCTTTGAAGAAGTTGAATACTTGCTTGACGAAACGCAGTTTAGATTAGATCCACAACCAATTCTATTAACTGATACTGGCACTGGACAGGAAACTGATTTAGTTTATAGAATAAAAAACCACGAAACTTATTTAAAAAGCAATAACTACGATCATTCACCATTCCCTACAAAGTATATTCAAAAAGGATATACAAAGGACTCAGGATATGTAAATCCTAAAGATGTTGATCTAGTTGTTTCTACATATAATGACATTGCTAATAAAAACTTTGACGATATTAATAGTCAAGATTATGTATGGGTCGGTAATGTTAATCAATCATGGTCTGTTTATCAACATGTTATTACAGACTACATAATCGAAGCAGTAGAAACATCAGCAGGTGAATTTACAATTACTGTTAATGCAACTCCGCTAGATATAAGCACTGGTGATGTGTTAGGTTTATTTAATTTACTTATAAAAACATATGCACCGGGTCAGTTTGACAGCGCACTAGACTTAACACAAACAGTAAGTCCGATTAAAGGTTTTTACAAAGTTAAATCTGTAGCACTAAACAAAATTACATTTGAAACTACTGAAACTATTGTAGCAGTAGAGGAATGTGAAGGTAAATTAAGTAAATTTATTAGTGTTAGAGTTGGCAATTTATCCGAAGCTAATACACTAGCTGAACAAGAAATAGATGCAGAAGAAAAATTGTGGATAGACAATGCAGGAAATGACAAATGGTTAGTTTTACAAAATAAAAACAAGTTCAATGTCCAGCAAGAATTGTCAAATAGCGAAACAGGCACAGACCACAACTATGGAACATCGATTGCAGTTGATGACAGAAATGTTAGATTAGCTGTAGGTGCTCCTGACTTAGGTGACAATGGTAAAGTGTTTGTATACAATAGATCAAGCAATGCTTTAAATTATACATTGTCGCAAGTATTAGATCCAGAAGCAAACATTACTGCTACAGGTCAAAAATACGGGTATGATGTGTCAATGAGTGGCGATGGAGAATATATCATTGTTGGCGCCCCGTATGCATCTAATGTAAAAACAAACTTTAAAAATGCATTTAGCACTACTGCTAATTACGCTGCTGGTGACATAGTTAGTTTAAATAACGGCTTATGGCAAGCAGACGATGCAATTTTAGGTGCAGTATCAAATATTACGTTTAATAGCTTTAATAGTGTAGCACAGATAAATTATGATATTAATAATTATACCCAAGATGCAGTAGATATTCCAGTAATATTAACTGGCGACTATCCTTTTAAAAATATAACTACTGATCATTTCTTATTACGTGCTCCTAAAGCAATGTATGACGGTTCAGGACAGGGTGATCAAATATATTTAAGATGGAACAGCCTTGCTAATGCTAATCAAACACAGATTAACTTAACTACACGGGCGCCGTTTGATGGTAGTATTCCGTACTTGTCAAAAGAATACTTAGAATCAGAACATACCATTAGTTATAAAATTGATGCAATATTATATATTGACGCATCTAACAATATACCAGCTGTTGGTGATATAGTTACTACACAAGGAGCAACAGCAACAGTTGTTTATGTACATAATGAATCGGCGCAGTTAACAATTTATGTTAATAATATAAACGGTGAATTTCCATTAGAAAACAGTTTGTTTATAAATGGAAACGATTTTATAGGTGAATATCAGCGCATAGGACCAAACGAATCCATAACTACAACTGGTTCATGGGGCGGCTATTGGTTCATTCAATCAAGTAATCCTTATGCTGTAGGAAGCACTAATGCAGATGCTGGTAGATCTTTAGTGTTTAAAGACTTTGTATCAATATCCGATGTAGCTACAGATAGTACGTTAGACGGATATTACTATAACAGTTTAGATTATGCAACTAGTATACAAAATAGCGAAAGCGTAATTAATAGTTTTATTCAAACGTTAAGTTTTACCGGCACTCCGGGACCATTAGGAAGTTCAACTCCTGTAGTAAGTAGAAAATTTGTTGTACGGGCTCCTAAACTATTATCAGATGCTTCTTCAGCAGGTGAAAAGTTTACACTCTATTTAAATAATTTACCAGATACTGTAACAACAGTAAAATTTGATTCATTGTTATCAATTGGCGCTGGAGAAATTATTACACAGGCTGTTACAGGTGCAACGGCAGTAGTGTTAGAAAATACAACTAGCAGTTATACAGCAAAAGTTAATAGCATTACTGGATCGTTTGATTTAATTAACTTATTATCATTTAGTTCCAGCGGTAATCTTGGTATTAAACTAACAGAATTGCCAGTGCAATCATTTATATCAGATCCTAGTGCTATAGGATTAAATTTTAGTGCTACTAATAAAGAGCACACTATTGACGATATATGGGACGGATATATTTCATTTGTTAATACAAAGTTTTTAAATGGCGAACCTTTTGAGCCTATTGTAGGCCAAACAGTTAGAGATAAATCAACTCAGGCTACTGCTGAAGTAGCGTATTATCAAAGAAGTTTAAATAATGTAACAATATTTGTTAAAAATGTTTCAGGTAACTGGAGTTTAGGTAATCAATTCGGTAACAACGCTGAAATAGAAATGATGCCATATGCTCCAGGACCAAACCCAGACGTCTATGGCCGTAGCGGAATTTACACTATTCCAAGAGTAATGGGCCAAATACAGCGTGTTAACTTAGGCACTGATTCAGCAGGTATTGGTAAGTTGTTTGTTGTAGATACAAACGCAAATATTACTGCACCAGCCGGCGATTTTAGAACTGCTTCACAGCTTGGTGCAAAAATTGTTAACAATTCATTAACTGGAGACTTTGCATACTTAGAACCAGATACTAATTTTGAATACTGGATGTATAAGCAAACTGTAATTAATGGCATTCCGCGTTCTGCAAATACTCCGACGAGTGATAACCTGGATTGGACTGAAGTCTATAAAGTTCCTACAGCGTCAACCGGCAGTATTGGTGATACTCCATTTACAAACGAGGGAATTTACTACATATACCAAAAAAATAATGGTGGCATTTATATCAGCCTAGGTAGTTTTGTTGGACCAGAAAGACAGTCTAATAATTACTTAGGTTCTATAGTAGAAGTTACTAAAAGTGCAACCGGAATTTACAGAGGATTTGTTAGTGCGCCAGCAGACACAACAGTATCTAATCCTGGAAAGATTTATTTCTTAAAGAATGGAACAGAAAACGGCATTTTGTATAATTGGGAATATGCTAAAAATAAAAATTACAAAGGCGAATTTAATGCTTCGTCTAGTTATTTTACAGGAAATATTGTTTCATTAGATGATAAATTGTACAATGCTGTTACAAATATTACAGCAGGTACGTTTAATGCATTACAGTGGAATAGCACAGATGATTTAATTGACTATGTAGGGTATGTTCCAAATGACACCGGCGTTAGTATTATAAACGACAGTAGTTATGATCTTAGTACAGTATTAGATCAAGGGCTATTGTACGATTTCGCAAATAGCTTTGATGTTACGCCTGATGGTGAAGTGTTAATTGTAAATGCTAAGTATGGCAACGGAAAACCTAACTTAGTTGTTGTTTATAGAATCTTAAACGGACAATATCAGCGCTCACAGCAACTTACTTCGCCTAGCAATACAGAAGCATTCGGCGAAAGTATTGCTATTAGTACTGATGGTAAATTAATTGCAGTATCGGCTCCGTTAGACGATACTAATAAAAATAATCAAGGCAAGGTTTATATTTACAAAAAGGTAAATGAGATATTTGTATTCTCTCAAACACTAATGAGTCCTAACAATAAGACTTCTCAGTTTTTTGGAGACAAGATTGATTTTGACGGCAACAGATTAGTTGTAAATTCTAAAAACGGCAACAACTGGGTTGATACAACTTTTGATGTTTATTCATCACCTACTGGCGTTGGATATACATTAGATAAAACTAGTACAAAAAATCTTTCTAGTACAGTGTTTGATAACGATTTTACAACATACAAAAAACAATATGAACAACAAGGTTCTATATATGTGTATGAAGTTATAAATGACACAATGATGTATGCACAGCAACTACAATATCAAAATACATCTAGTGCTGTTACTGAATTTGGTAAAGATTTTAAACTTAAAAACAACCATGTTTATGTTGGATTGCCTAAAGTAAGTGTAAATGCTGTGTACACTGGTAGTGTTATTGACTTTAGAATACCTGACAATAAAATGATTTGGGAAACTTTAAGACAGCCAAAAGACGCTGTAGATATTTCAAAAATTAAACGTGCAATTTTATATAATGTAAAAACAAATAAGTTACTTACATATTTAGATTATATTGATCCAGTACAAGGAAAAGTTGCAGGACCAGCTGAACAAAATCTTACATATAAAACATATTACGATCCTGCATATTATACTGTAGGGGATAATAACGTAACTGTTATGCCCTCAGCAAGTTGGGGAGCAGAACAAGTTGGCGAACTGTGGTGGAATCTTACAAATGCAAAATACTTAAATGCGTATCAGTCAGATGTTATATTCTCAGCAAATAACTGGAGTCAGTTATTTGATAGTAACACAGTTGATGTCTACGAATGGGTAGAGTCTGATGTATTGCCTAGTGTGTGGAATAGCCAAACTAACCAAACTGCCGCAGTTGTAGATGGTATAGATGGTACCAGTTTATATGCTGATACAGTTTATTCATCTAGACAAACATATGATAAAATAAGTGGCACGTTAGGTATTAAGTATTACTTCTGGGTTAAAAACAAGCGAACAATGCCCGATGTAGATTTTAGAACAATAAGCTCGTTTGATGTTGCAAAATTAATTGAAGACCCTAAGGGACAAGGATATAAATTTGCGGCACTTATTTCAGAAAATAGTTTCACATTATATAACTGTGAAAGTTTGTTAGAAAATAAAGATGTTGCATTTAGTTTACAGTATTGGACTATTGATAACCAAGATATAAACATTCATAATCAGTATCAAATTGTAACTGACGGACTTTCAACAAGTAAACCTAATAGAGATATTGAACGTAAGTGGTTTGATAGTCTAGTAGGTTATGATGAGCAAAGTAAACAGGTACCTTCACCAAATTTATCACCTAAACAAAAATACGGAATTTTAAATAGCCCAAGACAGAGTTGGTTTGTAAATAGCGCCGAAGCTCTTAAACAAGTGATGGAAAGAGTAAATGCCGTATTACTAGAAAATTTAATAATTGATAATAAAGATCTTACAAAGATCAAAGCATCAGCCCTGCAACCTAGTGTAGTAAGTAGGGAGTTTGACACAACTGTTGATACTGTTGCAGATTTAGAGTTTATTGGTGTTGCAAAGGCACAGCAAGCAACTATGCAGTTAACAGTTAACGACGGTGTAATTACAAATGTTGTTGTATTAAATGCAGGCCGCGGTTACCTTGTTGCTCCTACGTATAAAATTGTAGGACCAGGAACAGGTGCTGAATTAGAGTTTACAATAAACAATTTAGGTGTTATAACAAATGTAAGTGTAGTCAACGGCGGAACAAACTATAGTTCAACTGACGTAATTACAATTAGAAGATACACAGCACTAGTAAAAACTGACGAAACTATATTAGGTAAGTGGGCTTTATATGAAAGAGATAGTACAGCAAGAATTTGGCAACGAACAGCAAGCCAATCATACGATGTAACATTATTTTGGGATTATATTGATTGGTATGCAACCGGTTACACTCAATTTACAGAGACAAATTTTGTAATTGAGGGAGCATATCAACTACCAAGTATTAATGATACAATTGGGGACGTTGTTAAGATAAACAATGTTGGCTCAGGCGGTTGGCTATTACTTAGAAAAATAACTAACCAGGCTAATGTAGATTATACAATTAACTATGAAACTATTGGTAGACAGAATGGTACTATTAAATTTAAGAATACACTCTACGACACAGCTGCAAGTGCAACTGGATTTGATATTATTAGTTTTGATTCTCAATTCTTTGACAGTGTACCTAGCACAGAAATTAGAGCTGTTTTAAATTGTATTAAACATGATCTGTTTACTGAAGAATTGGCACTTGAATATAATAAACTGTTTTTTGCAAGTTTACGTTATGTATTCTCAGAACAACAAAATGTTGACTGGGCGTTTAAGACAAGTTTTGTAAAAGCAAAACACAATGTAGGACAGCTTCGTGAAGACATTACGTTTAACAATGATAGTCTACCTAGTTATGAAAAATATCTAGAAGAAGTAAAGCCATTTAAAACAAAGTTACGTGAATACCTAAGTGCTTACGAAAAACTTGACAACAGTCAAAGTAGAGTTACAGACTTTGATTTACAGCCGATATATAATGACACTACAAAACTAATAGAACCGCAAAATGTAAAAGTAGTTGGCGATACATTAATTGGTATAAATGATTCTTTAGAAACATATCCGTTTAAAAATTGGACAGATAATGTTGGATTTAAAGTAACAGAAATACAAATAGCTAATGGCGGATCAGGGTATACACAGGCACCTACTATTAAATTAACAGGCGGTGGCGGCACTGGTGCTACAGCTATTGCTAAATTAGGAGTAAACGGAACTGTAACAAGTGTAGAAGTTACAAATAAAGGAAGTAGTTATATTACTGCTCCTACATTAATGTTAACTGGCAGTGTATCTGAAACAGGTAAAAATGCAAAACTTAGTGTTATCCTAGGAGACGGATTAACAAGAGGAATGCTAAACGTAGTAAAATTTGATAGAGTAAGCGGTGATTATTCTATTACTAGTATTAATGAAACAGAAACATTTACAGGCACTGGCTCCAAGTACATTTACGAACTAAAATGGCCAATGGATCTTAAAACTACAAACGTTACTGTAACTGTAAATAACATTGAACTTTTAAGAAGTGAATATAGCTTTATTAATATAAAAGATAGTACTACAACAAGTTATACTAGGTATCATGGAAAAATTACACTTGCAGAACCAACACCTGTTAACACTTCTATTGTTATTACTTACAAAAAAGCAATTAGCTTATTAACAGCACAGGATAGAATAAACATTGCGTACAACCCTGTAACAGGTCAATTTGCAAAAGACCTTGGACAGTTAATGGACGGTGTTGACTATGGCGGAGTAGAAGTTAAAAGTTTCGACTTTGGTGGCCCTACAGGCTGGGATACAGCCCCTTGGTTCACTAGCGAGTATGATACTTACGACCAAACTTTTGAAGATGAAACATTTACTTTAGATGGTAGTACAATTAGTGTTACATTAGCTACGCCTTTAGAAAGCGGAGTTGTATATAACTTATACAAAAATGGTGTAAGATTAGATGACCCAGACTGGGTAAATGACAGTTCGCAGTTTACAAATCCAAATGCCGTAATGAGAAGTATAACAGGTGATGGAGTACAAACATTAATTGAGTTAGATGAATTAGGTATATCTAATGGAGCAAATGATGTTATAGTTATACGTAAGAGTACTAGCGATGGAAGTTTCCTTCCTGTTCCAGGAACGTATGACACACTTATTGAAGGCGGCGCCTTAGAATACAATACTGCTAAAGGCATACTTGCAGAAGAAATTAATATTGACGGTGACGGGTTTGCAACAACTGCTAACAGTGGCGGCCCAGACGAGAATCTGCCAGGCAGAGTATTTGACACAGTTGATATAAAGGTTTATGAAAGGCCTACAGGCGGATCAAGTAAAATACATTCAAGAAATTACGTAGGCGACGGTACAACTACAGATTATGATATTGGAACAACACCTATATTGGACGAGCTAGTATTTGTAAAAGTTAATAATGTTATACAAACAGCATACACTATTGATTATGAAACTAACAAAGTTAAATTTACTACTGCACCAACATTAGCATCTAAAATTAATCTTGTAACTCTAGACTATAGTGGTACAAACATATTAGACTTAGATGAATTTATATCGGATGGTAGTACAGCTGATTTCTTAACAAACATTACACATACTCCTAATTTAAGTAGTTTAGTTACTATTGACGGTAAAAAAGTTGAGCATGTTCTTACAAAAAGTAACAACACATATGCTGCAGAAAATAGAATTGTTATCCGATTTGCAGAACCTCCTAAGATTGATGCTGTAGTAAAATATGCAATTTTTGAAGGACCTATACAAAACTTTAGTGCAGTGACTATAGACGAGTTTATTGCTGATGGTAGCACGATATTGTTTGATCTTACACAAACACCGTTTACACAAAAGCCACATGAATGGTTTACTATTGTACAAGTAAACAACACAATATTAAATGCAGGATATTCTCAAAAATATGTTATGACAGAGTCAAGAGAATATCAGTTAAAGCTATGGCAAGTACCTACAGGTTCTGTAAGGTCAGGACAGTTAAGAATTTACTTAAACGGTCAAAAAATTAACTATATTGACGATTGGTCATTTACAAGTGCAGGTCAGTATAATTCTGCATTAGACGCTGACGATCAACTAGGTAGTGCGGTATTGTTAAATGCCAGTGTTGGAGCACCTGGTGACATCTTAAGAATATATATTGTAGGACAAGAAGACAGTACTGCCGCAGGCGGAGATTATAGATATGGTTACTTTGACAACGACAATAACTTTGTAGAAGATGACGGAAAATTATCTATCTATTCTACTTTGTCAAACGGTGACAAGGTTAAAGTTTACCAGTTTAGTAACCACGACACTCAAGGTATTGAACGACAGAGTTTAGATGTTGTTGAGCGTACACTACTATCCCCAGGTGTTGCAGCTAACAGACAGGTATTTGAAATTGACGGAAGCACAGCAAATTTAAATTTATTACCGCCACTGGCAGCTAGAAAGCAATATGCAGTATATTTAAATAATACAAGAATTGACGATCCAAATTACAATACTGCACAGCAAACAAACGACAACGCAGTGCTATTAACAATTACTGGAGCAGAGCAAACTATTTTTGATGCGCAAGCAACAGGACTTGTTCTTGTTACAGGTGATATTTTAGAAATTGTAGAACTTGGTGCTAGTGTTACTCCTGACAGCGGTACAGCTGACTGGTATGAACTAAGACAACTAAGAGCTGGGTATATAAATTTACAAAGTCCAGCAGTTGACGATCAGTACGTTTGGGTTGTTAAAAACGGAACCTTATTAGATCCATCAGTTGACTATGTTGTTACTCCTAATAAAATGCGTATTAAGTTAAAAGAAAACTTAGATGAGAACGACACTGTTGAAACTTTCCATTTTGCAAAAGAAACTTTGAAAAATAAGTTTGGATGGCGACAATTTAAAGATATATTAAACAGAGATATCTATAAGAGATTAGATGGTAGACAAAATTACAGATTATCTGAACCATTAGCATTTAATGATAAGGTAATTACAGTAGATAATAGTACTAATTTACCTGACCCAGTTCCAGGATCAAAGTATCCGGGTGTAATATTTGTTGACAATGAACGTATAGAATACTTTAGAAAGACTGGTAATACTCTTGGACAGCTAAGAAGAGGAACATTGGGTACTGGAATTAAATCAATTTATTCTGTAGGCACAGAGCTGTATGATCAAAGTCAAACAGCAACTATGCCATATAAGGACGAAGTATTAACAAGTACATTTACAGCTGATGGTACATCAGCAGCTTATGATCTTGACTTTACTCCTGCTAGTGTAAACGAGTTTGAAGTATTTGTTGCAGGTCGTAGACTAAGAAAAACAGCATTAGAGTCGTATCAGTTAGATACAACGTTGCGTACAACATATGCAACATCGACAGAACAAATTAGTCAAGATTCTCCATTAGGAGATGTAACTTTACCAGCAGAGTTTAGCATACAGAACAGCAACGAATTAGTGTTGCTAGAAACACCAGGAGTAAATCAAAAGGTAATAGTAATAAGAAAACAAGGTAGAATATGGAATGTTCCAGGCACAGCGTTAAGTAATGCAGAATCCGACATTAGTAGATTCTTAAGATCAGCAACGGTTGACTTACCCTGATAAATAACACAGTAGGATATAAAAATGAACGATAACTTTAAAGAAAAAAACGGTATACTGATCAAAGGTCATATCAAAATACATAACCCGGAAACGGGGGAAATTTTCATTGATAAAAATAATGCTATTCATTATGAAAATATGAGTATTGCATTAGCAGACAGCGTTGGCAATAGAGGCAACGGCTGGATATATGAAATGAGCTTTGGCAACGGCGGTACTAGCGTTGATCCTACAGGCATTATTACATACTTGACGCCAAACTCTACAGGAACAAATGCAAGTTTGTATAATCAGACGTATACAAAAATTGTAGATGATAACAGTGTAAACAACACTGATCCGGTTAGAAATAAGATCGAAACAAGACACGTTAGTGGTACAAACTATACAGATGTATTAATAACATGTTTACTAGATTACGGCGAACCTAGTGGCCAGGATGCGTTTGATACAGCAACAGATCAAAACAGTTTATATGTATTTGACGAGCTGGGATTAAAAGGGTATTCGGCGTCAGGTACTGGAAATTTACTAACACATGTTGTTTTCCACCCTGTCCAAAAGTCTTTGAACAGGTTAATTCAAATTGATTATACTGTAAGGATACAAAGTCTTGCAGGGACGGTTGGGGAATAATAAATGGCATATACAATAGCATATACTGATCAAGCTAACAAAGGTACAATTACTGTAGAAGATAATACTATCAATACAGAGACTGGGCTAGGCTTACCAGGCAGAAACGCAACAGCATATGGTACAACGATCGCTTCAAACTTTTTACATATATTAGAAAACTTTGCTAGTGCTACACAACCGTCAACACCAGTTGAAGGACAGTTATGGTACGATACAGCTCCAGGAACAGAACAATTAAAAGTTTATGACGGAACAAATTGGGTAGCTAGTGGAGGCCTTAAGAAAGCAAGTACTGCTCCTCAAGCAGGACAAAGTTTAATTGGAGACCTTTGGGTTGACACTGATAACCAGCAGTTGTATCTGTTTAGTGGATCGGGTTGGGTATTAGTAGGACCTAACTTTAGTGATGGGCTTGTAACGGGAGCATTACCAATTACAGTTATTGGTACTGACGACTTAACTTACAACGTATTACAAATTGAAGTTGATGCTAAGCCAGTAGCACTTATTACAACTAAATCGTTTACGCCTAAAGTTGTAATTCCAGGATTTAGTACACTAAGCCCCGGTATCAATCTTTCTGCAAATAATATCGAAGGCGCCGGAGTACCTAAGTTTTACGGTACTGCTGAAAAAGCAGAAGGATTAATTGTAAGTGGTAATACTATTGCTGCAGGAAACTTCCTTAGAGGCGATGTTACAAGTACAACGGCTTTTCCTATTAATGTTCAAAACAATACAGGAATAAATTACGGTATTAATGCAGAAATGAATATCGGTGTTGAAGGCAACGCTGGTGTATTCCAACATAATATTGCTGGGTCCTCAATGGACTTTAAAGTTAAGAACGATGGCATCTTAAAAAATGTTCTTCGATTAGATAGTAATTTAAAAGTTGGCGTTAATAATGTTGCACCTGACCAAGAATTAGACGTTACTGGTAACATACAAGCTAGTGGGTTAATTAATACTACTTCAACTGTAAACAGTACAACGTTTAGCAACGGTAGTATTAGAACAGCAGGCGGATTAGGCGTTTCTCAAGATGTTAATATTGGCGGAGCACTAACTGTCACAGGCGTAACAACAACTAGAAATGTTCTACCTAATGAAAATAATACTAAAAGTATTGGTAGTACAAGTGCAAAATATGCAAATATATATGCAACTACTTTTGTGGGCAACTTAACAGGTAATGTAAGCGGCACAGTTTCTGGTAGAGCTGGAAGTGCAGACAGAATAACAAGTGCAACAACATTTAGATTTTCAGGAGATATCACAGCCGCAGATGTAGTATTTGACGGACAAACTGGTGGTACACTAAAAGTTTTTAATACTTCTATTAGTAATGACATCGTTGCAGGAAAAACAAACGTATTAACATCACAAGCTGATGATGAATTTTTAATTAACAGAACTTCTGGTGATACTGGATTAAAGAAAATTAATAGAATTAATTTGTTTTCAGCTATCCAAGGACTTACTCCTGTAGGTACTGTTGTATCATTTGCAGGTGGATCAGCGCCAATAGGATGGTTAATTTGTGATGGTACAGAGTATTTAATAAGTCAATACGGGTCATTGTATGGTGTTGTTGGTACAACATATAAGGCGTCACCAACGTCGGGGTTTTTTGCATTACCTGACTTGCGTGGAAGATTCTTACTTGGACCAGACAACATGGGAGGCACAAGTGCTAATGTTGTAACATCAGGATCTGCAGATGTTGTTGGTGCTAAAGACGGTGCTGAAACTATTACAATTGCAACTGAAAACTTGCCAGAACATGAACATGATCTTAGAGGCGAAAGCGGTGACCAGTACTATGCTACAAGAGATGTTTCTGGAACACCAAACGATAACGATGCGATTATTTATGATTCACCAACTGGCACAGGAGCTGGCCAAGCCTATCCTGCAAGTGGTGGTGTTTTAACAGATAATAGCTTAGGACAAGCAATAAGTGTTATGAATCCATATATGACAATGAATTTCATAATTTATACTGGAGGGTAAAGTTAGTGAGTTATAGACTAAACAGAACAGATGGTGCATTACTGGTAGACTTAACTGACGGTATACTCGATACAGCTACCACTGATTTAACATTAATAGGAAAGAATTA